AGCGTCCCGATCATTATTTTCTAATACAATGACATCTTCATAACCCTTCAGGGTATAGTTGCTTGTTCCCGGGATGATGTAAGTCATGCGAACACTCAGATTCGTCTTTTCATAAAGATAAATCGCGAGTCCAAGCTGATGACCTGCCGCATCAATATTTAGATAGATAGACTCTCCTGCTTTGATGACCTGTTCTTCTAAAAAGCTTTCTGAAGTAATAGTTTTCAGTGCTTTTACAGGGAGACCATCAGCTGGAATGTCTAAAGAAGGCGCCTCAAATCCTCCTGAAACCCGGACATCCTGTTCACCTGATCCAAGTGATTGATATAGGGCAAAATCAGACTGTTCCAAGTTGCCGTTGACATATCGAAAACGATAATACCTTTTGGATAGATAAACCCATCCTGTGTCACCTAACTCATGTTCTGCTACATCGATAGATTCCGCTGTTGACCAAGAATTCCCGTCGTCACTTTCTTCAACATATAATGACCCCGCTTTATCTGCAAAAGCATAGCCTCTAACCTTAGAAATGAGTACATCTCCCAGCCGGTCCTGACCATATTGGTTATAAACCTCTGTAGCTTTAAGAGGCAGATTGGTCAACAGCTCTGCACCGCCGCTGACATCCATATTAGGAACTGTAAAATCCGTATCCCCCTCCCGAAATGGTTTCACCGCACCTGGTCTTGAATCAGCATCCAACGGAAACAAAAAATTGTGTTTAGCCAATGTTCATCCTCCTCTGTTTTTGTATATCTCTTTAATCTGGCTAATCAAACGGATGAAGCACGCGCCCATAGATCACCCCCTAAAAGGCAAAATAAAAAAGCCTATATGACGGCTTCCGGCGGGTATTCTTCATTAAAGATTTCTTTGTACTGCTCAGGAGACACAAGCCTATTATCTACCCCATCTTTGAAGTCTTCTGAGGTACAGTCTTTATAATAGAGTGCTTGTTTCACCATGTCTGTTGTGGCCCAATTATAGTAAAGTGCCAACACCCAAAAGTTCATTGCTGCTCCTCCCCTTTCAATTGAAGCGATTGAATCTTAAGCTTTGCCAGTTCCTGCCCCATAAGTTTGTATGACTCCTCGAGGGCTTTTCGAGCCAGCCTCTCCTCTGTCAGCTGGCGGCCAAGTGACTCTGTTAAGCTTGGCGGCGTATAGAGCTGACTCTTTTTTGATTCTTCCCACCACAACTGCAACTCCTCTTCCGACGGAATAGGCGTCCTTAAATTCCATTCTTCAATATAAGACCCATTTCCATCGTTTCTTAAGACAAAATCCTTTTTGGGAATGGCATCAGGATACTTGTACATGATGGCATCATATAAGATCATAAGCTCGCCTCCTAAATGTTTCGGTAATTCCGACCGCCTAATTCCAAAATATCGAAATAATTAAGAACCCCATTGCTGTCCATGATATAACGGGTCTTGGATCCGGAATAACCCGCATACACGTAAATCTCGATATAATCTCCTTCATCAAGTGGAACGTTTACTGTGCCTGTCACCGTCGCGTGAAATTCTGTTGAATCGCTGTTATCTTTTGGAGATGGAATGATGAAGCGATTCATCAATTTATTTTTAGCTCCGTTCTTATAAACATAAAGCTCAAAGTTTGAATATTGGAGTGAGTTTTCAATATACAGACTTGCGCCTACCAGGTACATACCGGAATGACTGGCCTTAAATCTGTTGTTTTTCGTATCAAACAATTTATGGCTGTCTTTGATGATTCGGTTGAATTTGATTTTCTGGAGTTCCCCTCTTATCAAAGCTTGTCTGCCCGTTGTCCCTATGTTCGCATGGGCAAAACCAGATATTTTTTCCCATTGGGTCCAGCCAGACTCATTCCACCAGTGCCGAATCCATGTCCCCGTATTATAGTAATAATCACCGGTTTCATTTGCGGTCCCATAAAAGTATTGAGTAAAACGATAGTTCGAACGCTTTTCGTTTTTCACAAATCCATAGCTGAGTGGATAACCAGTTTTATTGCCCTGGCCAATATCCATTAGTGTAATGCCGAGAGGATATTCACTTCCTGCAGTCCGGGCATCTTGTATCGCCTCTGAATCTGGTAAGACAGTCAATTTCTCATTGGTAAACGTTTGATCCGCGTATGTTTTCGCATTCTCTTCGGCGCGATCTGCTTTTTCTTGGGCAGCACTCAGCGTTTCCTTGGCATTCCATTCTGCTCTTTCTTCTGCTGTAATATGGATCGTTTCATCGCCAACATGCCGATTAAATTCAGCTTTTGAAGCTTGCTGCACATTCTCTACATTCCCAAGCCCAATTTGAGCCTTTGTCGTGCCGTGCGGATTATTCAGGTCATTTTTATGGGCAGCCAAATCGGTATGCGCCTCTTTAATGCCTTTTTCCCAGCGGTTCACGTCATCTTCAGTTATCGGATCATCCGGGAGCCAGTCCGTCTTTTCTTTATAAGCCATTTATTCCACCACCTCAAATGTAAATCGGAAATCGAGCGTGCGGTTGGTACTGACATCCAGGTCAGGACTTCGTTCTGTAATCACGTGGTCTTGATCATCAATGATTTTGACACTTTCAATGTGACTGACATCTTCCTCACGTTTAGTCAGTACAGTGACAGTCGTGCCATTGATCGTGATGTCGGCAATCTCAGTTTCTTTCCCATTCAACAATACCTTTTTGATCCTGCTTTTCAGGTCGGTCGCCACGCGCTCCCTGTAGTGTTTTGTGATCATGTTAAAACCACCTCATTATTATCAAGTGTGACAGAATAGCCCACCCGGAGCTCCTTTATTTTTCGATATCTTCGATGATTCATAATGAACGTATCCTTAATCTTCAGCTGTTCATTAAAGCCCGGCCGAAATGTATATGCGAGGTGAGCCGGCTTTATATTTTCAAGTGTTTCAATAAGCTCTCTGACATTCTGCAGGTCGTCAATGTTGATATCTACATTAAAGCGGTACTCCTTTGGAAGCAGCCGAACTTGAGCCGAAGGATTCTTTAAAAATCGGTTTAAAGCTTGTTCGATAGCCTGATAAGTAGCCGGCGGAATATTAGATGTCTTCGATATCAGCCGTAGTCGCCTTATCTCTATAGAATCTCCAGATTCTCTGGCCACATTTAATAGAGCTTCCCACCGATCCAGGCCCCATGTCGCTGTTGTAATGAACAGCTGATCTGTCAGATCAAAAATATCATTGTTCTGCTGCTCAAACTCCGGAGCCTCCGCTTGTAGAATCTCACTCATTTCTCTGACTTTTGTGAGGAACGGCGGCAAATAGTTCTCCATTTCTTCAATCTTGCTCAAGGATCGTCACCGTCCCAAGCTTTGGAATGTCTTCATCCTTCAGTTCCAAGTTTTTCGTATCCCCGTTGATTTTCACATCAGCATAATCGCTGACAGACTCCGCGTTAAACACAATGTTATTGATTTTGGATAGTCGGACAATGCTTTCTGTAAATGCAATTTCTTTAAAAAAGCTTTTCACTTTATTTTCGATTTCTTTTTGAACATCCTCAATTGAGTAATCAGGTTCGGGAACAACGGCGACTTCAATATCAACTTTTTTATATACCGCGCTTTCGACGGTGACCGTCGCCCCAATCGGGGCCTGTCCCTCCCCTTTGCCTGGTTCAGGATCAATATAGTCTTTTACCTTATGGACCAAGGTTTCCGATGCAGGTTCCATTTTGGCATTCGTAATCACGATTTTAACTGTTCCATCTCCATCCCAAAGAGGAAATACCTTCGCCCGGCCAACTCCGTCTACCTCTTCCGCCCATTGCTTATAATGCATTTTATTTGCGCTTACGGCTTCCCGCCGGACCCGGACGGAATACCGCGCATACAATTCTTCGTCTGTTTCCTCTTCTTTGCCTGGAACTAGGAGTTTCCCCATGACAGCTGAATCAAGTCCTGGAATTGTATCGAGAGAAAGGAGAGGACGCCCGTCTAAATTTGCGTTTCCGGCTTCTCCGGCGGTTTCACATTCCAAATATCCATCCCTCGTATATTTGAAATACAGATTGTCAATAAAGAAGCGGGAGCCTACGGGAATGTTAACACCTGTTGTAAATTTTGCGTCCCTAACTGCTTTTGTTGCTGGCTGCCTTTCCAAACCGGCTTCAGTGGCCCGCCTGTCTAAAAATTCACCTTGAGCAGTGTCGGCGAAGACCAATTCTAACACCGTGTCCAGCCAGATATAGGATTGAGCCAGTTCTGCAGCCGCTGGCGCCAGCGCATTCCATATCACACTGTTTTCCCGTTTATCGATATCAGCTGGGACACGATCAAGCATACGCTCCATAATCTCATCAAACGTCTGATCTTCAAACATCTTCGCCAATCACCTCCTCAATCTCCAAGGTTCCTTCATCTGTTTCAACCGTAAATGATACATGAAAGGCGTCCTCTATTTTATGAATTTCAAAATCTTTGACGGCCGTGATTCTTTCGTCAAAAATCAGAGCCTCCTCGATCAGTCGCGGGATCTCCATTTCCTTATAAGCATCGGTCGTTTCATTGTCAGAAAGAACCTCCTGCAGTTCATTTCCGATATCATGGCTATAGATCGGATAACCATAACGTTCCGTTCGAAGGGCCATATAAACCATTTGTTTAATGGCATCAAGCCCTGTAATGATTTCATTCGTTATTTGGCCGGAATCAAAATCAATTTTGTATGTTTTTGAAGTCTCAATGACGTTACTGTCATCCTCGATATCTTCAAATTCCACTTCCGGGGAAAGCGCCATATCAGACACCTCCTATATCTTGTCGATCACAAAAAAAGATTGCCCGCCTGGCATGGCTGCAATCATCACATGGTCACCTGTATTCAATTGATTGTATAAACGGATGGTTTTTTTCTCACCGTCAAGCTCTATTTCCCTTGTATGTTCCCTTAAATGTTCAGCCACAACCAACAAATCAGAGGGAATCACCAATTTGTCATTGTCTCGAATTTTAATGCTGAGAGGTGAGGCTGATACGATTTCCGCGGGCATCACATCGACAGGATATTCTGCATTCACGGCTCCGAGAGCCAATTCCTTTATGGCATCACTTAATCTCATGATGCCGACGCTCCACTTGGCATATGGTTTTTAGGGACAACATCGATCGTCATCGTGTGTTTTGAACCCTTAAATTCATGCTTGTCTGTATCGACCCAATACTTTTGTTTAATGCCGACCTCCGGGATCGAGATGTACACCGGCATGCCGCTTTGAAGATCCGGAATCCCAAGCGCCTGAATGCTTTTCAGCTCCTTTTTAACACCCTTTTTCTGTGACTGTCTAACTTTGGCCCGCTCTTGAAGCTGCGCCTGGTTGATGTTATCCGATACCGTTTCAACATACTGCAAAACACCGTATTTTTTTATGCCGGTGCTGTCGCTTGCGGTAGCCGTATACGTTTTGTTGTCTTTCTGTCGGCGCATTTTAACGCGTGTCGCCGTATCATTTATGGATGTACTGTACTGATAGTCCATAATGTTGACGCCAGTTTCTAATACCCAAATTTCCGATGGGTCCGGCCATGCCCGCAAACCGAGCTTTCCTTTGGATGAATAGAGTTGAAAGTTTTTCCCCGTTTGCTTTTTGGTCTCTTTTAAGGCCTTCAAAATGATGTCATAGAGCGATGTATCGTCTTTAATGACAAGGGATTTAATTGTATACCCTGTATTGACGATCGAAGTCTTTGGGATTTGAAAATCATTGGCGATCCGGTGGACAATTTGATCTGCCCGCTTGTTTGAAAAAACATAGACATCTTTATTTTTCACAAGATACTGCAGCATATCATAAGCAGTGAACACTAACGTATGTTCATCAGGTATCCTGGAAAACACAATTCCGCGGAACAGCTCTTTGCCTTTCCACTTGAATAAAACCGTGTCGCCTTCCTGGACACTGTAATATTTTTGATCGCCTTGTTTGACCACGATCGTCGCTTGAATAGAACGGGGAGCCTGGTACCGCTGGCCTTCAAGGGAAACACTTTCTGTCACCAGCTCCCGCCATTCCGTTTCTTTTACTACGAATAGTTCAATCATATTCGTTCACCCCACCTGTTTTCATTGAGGTATCTTAAGTTTCTGGCCGGGAAAAATCCAATGACCAGGCTGCCTTATGTTTCGTTTACTCCGCTTGATCATCGCTGTTTTATTCGCATTCCAGATTTTCCGCCACTGCAGGCTGTTTCCATAAAATCGGCCAGCAATATGCCAGAGG